CAATCGCTCGCCAAGGACACCACCATCCGCGCCCAATACGAAACCGCATTTCGTGACCGCTACACCACAAACGCCTTCGCCTTTGACCTAGCAGCTCGCGACAACTTCCTCACCGCACAAACCAGCATCCTCAAGCATACCATGCTCGCGGGTGATTTCTTCGGTCAGTTCGTCCTCGATACCAACGGTGGAGCCATGATGCGCTTCATCCCCGGTGAAAACGTCGCATCGCCGGGAGAAACCGATGCCGCGTGGTTCGATGGAGCCAAGATCAACAGCAACGGTCGCACCATCGCGTGGAGAATCTACGAAGCAGTCGGTGGAAACAAAGCCACCGAAGTCCCCGCCGAGTCCCTGCTCCATTTCGTGGATGACCACCGCAAAGGATACGTCCGTGGCCCTTCTCACCTCGCCCCCGCGCTCAACGACATCCGCGACACGATGGAGATGATCGGTTTCACGAAGCAAGCGTTCAAAGCCGCCGCGCAGCATCCTTTCGCCATCTTCTCGCCCGATGCCGGAAAAATCGGTCTCGGTGCCGCGCTCACCGCAGCCAACGCCAGCGGAAACACGCAGGCCATGATCATCGACCAGCTCGACAGCAGCGTCGGTCGCATGGAGATGAAGCCCACGGATCGCATCGAGCACTACAAAAACGAGCACCCCGGAGAAACCTTCGAGCCGTTCATGGACTTCTTGCAGCGTCGCATCGCCTGGGCACTCGGTCCCGCCCCCGAGATTATCTTCACCGGAAAAAACACGGGAGGTGTGGACTTCAGAGCCAAGCTCGCAGACGCGCAAATCTTCTTCGATTCCCGCCGCAACTGGCTGGTCGAAAAATTCTGCCGCCCATTCTGGACATTCGCCATCTGGCACGAGATCGAAGCCGGTCGCCTGCCGTATACCGAGGACTGGTATCGAGTCGGATTTCTTGGACCTGCTGATGTCAGCGTGGATTTCGGTCGCGACTTCAAAACGCTCTGCACCCTCGCCAGCGAAGGTCACATCAGCAGCGACACCGTAGGTCGCCTCGTCGGGATAGACCCCGATGCGGAAGATGACCTCATCATCAACCGAGCGATCGCCCGCCGCAAAAAAGTAGAACTCGCAGCCAAAGCCACAGGAGTCTCGATCACCTTCGGGGAAGTCTTCGCCGGTGACGGAATGCCTGCCCAAGTGCCCACAGCAGCGCCAGCGGTGCAACGATAACCCAGAACAAAACCCGCCCGATGAATCTCATACCGGTGAGCATGAGCGCGAATGGCTGATTTGACACGCACGAAGTTTGCAACATGACCGAGCTTTATCTCTACGACACCATTGGAGCCTTTGGGATTTCCGCGAACGCATTCATCGAGCAGATTCAAGCCGTCCCCGCTGACTCCGCAATCACCGTCGCAATCAATAGCGATGGTGGAAGCGTGACCGATGGCAACGCAATCATCGCCGCCCTTCAGCGTCACCCCGCAGGATATACCGCCCGCGTCGATGGTCTCGCCGCTTCGATGGCCGCAGTCATCGCCTTCACCGCCCCGAGCTGCGTCGCCAGCGATGGTGCGATGTTCATGGTGCACAACGTCCAGGGTGCCGCAAGCGGAGATGCCGATGAAATTCGCGCCTACGCTGACATCATCCAGAAATTTAACGACTCCATCGTGGGTCGTATCGCCGCGAAGACCGGAAAGAGCGTCGAGGAAATCGCTGCGATGCTCGATGAGGAAACATGGCTCAGCGCACAGGAAGCGCTCGACATGGGTCTCATCGCCAGCATCACCGCCGCACTCGCCGCAGCCGCGCAGCTCAAAGAATTTCCAATAGTAGCCAAGGCCCAGCTCGGAAACATCGTCGCCGAACTCAAGAGCCTGCGAGAAATCGTCGCGGTGAAGGAAAACGAAATCCTCGCACTGCGTAGCTCGACCACGGAGCTGACATCAAAATACGAAGCCGAATCCGCGAAGACATCCGCTGCGCAGAGCGAGGTGACTAAATGGAAAGAACTGCACGCGCAGCTCAAAGCCTCGCTCGGAATCGCACCCGCCGCAGTGGTCCCGCCCATCGCAGCCGCTTCCAAATCTCCCGCTGAAATCGCAGCGCACCTCCAGACCATCACCGACCCCGTGATGCGCGCATCCTACTTCCGAGAAAACCGTGACGCGCTGCTCGCAGCGAACAACGCCGAGCGCGCCCGGAAGTAATCATCCAACCAATCAACAACTAAAACAAAATGGCAACATACACCAATCTCGACAACGAGATTTTTAGCAACGCAGCGCTGGAAACGTTTCTCAAAACGCTCCTGCCGTTCAACGCATTCAGCACCAACTTCTCACCGGACCCCGTTCAAAAGGGAGCCACTGTGCTCGTCCCGCTGATTGCATCACTCACCGCCACGACTTTCGGTGGTAGCTACGCGCTCTGCGGTGGCACACAGAGCGTCGTCACGATCAGCATCAACAAACACAAGCACGTCCCAATCGGTCAAAACGACCTCGACGCCGCGAACAGCTCCCGCGCCTCGCTGGAGAGTTTTGCAGCGCAACAGGGCCGCGCGCTCGCACTCGCCGTGCTCCAGGATGTGTTCACGCTCTGCACGACTGCAAACTTCTCGCTGGCCACAGCGGTCGCAAGCACCGCGCTCGATGTGCCGCAGCTCCGCGCCACGCGCCTCGCGCTTAACCAGAACGATGTGGCCGCAGACCCGCGTTCGCTCATCCTCGACTGCGTCCCGATGGATGCACTGCTCAGCGTCACAAACTTCGTGCAAGCGCAGATGTTCCGCGACCAGGGTGTGCTCGCCGATGGTAAAGTCGGTCGTGCGCTGGGATTCGGAATGTATGAGCTGAACAACCTCTTCCCGAGCACTGGCTCGGTCATGGGTTTCGCCGCTCACGCATCCGCCATCGCCATCGCGATGCGCTACCTAGCACCGCAGGCCGGCAACACCTACAGCGATGCCCGCGCAGTCACGGATCCCGGAACCGGAATCACCATCGGTCTCCGCGACCACTTCGATAACAACACAGGGACTCGCTACCTCAACCTCGAAGCGAACTACGGATACAGCGTCGGTCTCACCACCGCAGCGCGCATCCTCAAGCGCACGGACTAATCGCTAGTCAATTCACGAACATCCCCGCGCGAGGTTTGGACGCGCGGGGATTTCTTCACCCAAAACTGACCGAAAGGTCACAAGGGCCGTCTCATCCAAACCATGAGCGGCCCTTGTCTTTTTTACTTATGAAAACCACACCAAAAATCTCCCTCTGCCTCATCGTCGGGAACGTCGAGGAATACATCGACCGCTGCCTCACTTCCTTCGCGCCAATCGCGGATGAAATCTGCGTCGTCCGAGCCATTGGCAACGCCACCCCTGACCGAACTCTCGACATCGCCCGCGAGAAATTCGGTGCCATTGTCTCGGAATACAAAAACGCAGCCGGTCACGAAGACTGGCCGCACGTGGATTCATTCGCTGCTGCCCGCAACGCCTCATTCGCGCTCGCCACCGGGGATTACTGCTTCTGGTGCGATACCGATGACATCCTCGAAAGCGGTGCGGAACTCATCCGCCAGCACGCAGAGCGCGGAGGATATGCCGCGTATCTTTACCCCTACAAGATACTCGGGAAAGGGGTGAACATCCTGCGCGAGCGTCTCATCTCTCGCGGAAGCGGAAAATGGATTTACCCCGTGCACGAGTGTTTTGATTTTGCCATCCAGCCCATCCAGAGCGTGCAGGATGACCGCGTCATCATCACCCACCTCCCGCACCTCGACAAAAGCGGAAGCAACGAGCGAAACCTCCGCATCCTCAAAAGCATCCCAGAGGAGCAATACACCGCTGGCCTGCTGTATCATATGCAAGCCGAACTCGCCGCAGCCGGAGACCACGAGGGAAGTATCGCAGCCGCGCAGCGCGCCCTTGCCATGCCCGAACTCGCCAAGCCCGAGCGATTCGAGCTTTTCCTCAACCTCGCCAACATGACGCAGGATCCATCGCAGAAAGAAATCTGCTATCTGCAAGCCTACGCCACCGACCCCCGCCGCGCGGAGCCGCTCGCATTTCTCGCGTGCAACTGCATGGACTACGGTCGCAACGAAGACGCGCTCGCCTTCGCCCGCCAGATGCGCGCCACGCGCCAGCCGCAGAAATACGAGTGGAATGAACGCCCCGAAATCTACTCATGGCTCGGAGATGAAATCTACGGTCAAGCCCTGCGCGTGAACGGAAAGAAGAACGTCGCCGAGATCGTCCGCAAAGAAACCATGCAAAAGGCCGGTGGCCCGCGCATCGCCCTGCTCCACGCCACCCGTGGTCGCCCGCAACAGGCCGCCATAGCCCGTAAAACGTGGGTCCATCTCGCAGAGCAGCCCGACCGCATCGAGCACATTTTCGTGTGCGATGAGGATGACGCAGCCAGTTTCGCGCTCCAGCGGATGCACCACCTCATCATCCCTCCGGGTGGTGGATGCGTCGCAGCATGGAACCACGCCGCATTCAGCACCGAAGCCCCCGTGCTCGTGCAGCTCAGCGATGACTGGTTGCCCGTGCCGATGTGGGACAAGCTCATCCTCGAACGCCTCGGTG